CTACCCGTTCACGATAGGCCGGACCTCCCAGGTGATTGCCATGCCGGGCCGGTAGACCACCTCGTTGCCGTACTTGATGCTGGCCTTCAGGTGTTCTGCCAAGGGCTTGTCGTACTTTTCGATCTGCCTGATGGCGCGGTCGACGGCGTTGCGGAAGGCGTCACGGACGTTCTTGCGCTTGTCTCCGACCCTGCGCTGTCGCCCGCCGAGGCCCTTGCCGCCCTCGATGTACTTGACCAGGGCCGCCATCTCCTTCTCGATTTCCTCAATGCGGGCGTGGTCATCACGTTCACGCGCTTCTTCCATTTCCTCGAACAGTTCCCTCGCTTGCTGCTTGCACTCGTTCAGCGCACGCCTGTCCGCGACGTCTCCGGCGTCCCCCAAGGGGATACCCTGAGTCACTTGGTAGCCATCTTCAATATCCTCCGGAGCGATGCCGCTGCCGGCAGGATGTTCAATTGTGTTGACGGCATTTCCGACAGCGATCTCATAGACCGACATCTCTCGATCCGGAAACGCCAGCAGGAGGTTGATGTACTCCGCGCCCTTGTCGACGTTGAGCAGGCAGATGGTGTTGCGGCCCTGAAATCGCGTCTCCCAGACCGCCCCGCGTTTGCGAAAGAAGTTCTCCGGCTGCTTCTCCAACGAAATCACCGCCGGTACCGAGTTCACCGAAGCGGACTCGTAGACCGTTCGCAGCAGACAGTCGCCGGGCAATGAGCGCTCCCGGATCTGGGTGAAGTAACGCCGCCCGAGCTCGTCGAGCGCTCCCGTCACCTCGTCGGCGTGCCGCTTGTAGAGATCGAATACCCGCTGCGCAGCCTGACCGGCGCTGCTGTAGTTCAGGTACTTGAGTACGCGACCGACGTCGGGGTAGCTGCTGACGAACTGTGTCACGTCCGTCAGGTTCTTCACCTGGTTGGCTCGCTCCAGGTAGGCGGCGGCCATGATCTTGTCCTCGCCTTTGTCCCGGCTCTGGGTGAAGACGTCGACCTTGTAGTGCTCCACCGGGTCGTGCTGATCGGCCTTGGCGGCGAGAATGGCGAAGCGCCGGTCGATGCACTGCGAGCAGCCGCCGCAATGGGTGTGCTGATTCGTCATCTCCCAAGTGTGCGTGCAGGTCATCGAGTGCTTGATCAAGTCGTGGCAGCCCGCGTCGGTGATGATCTTGACGACGTCGGCCTTGGTTTTCCAGATGTAGGGGTTCTCGACGGTGAAAGGCTCGCCTGCCACCAATGAAAGCAGGTCTTGGAAGCCTTTCATCACTCTCGGGTGCGTTGTCCTTGTGGCACGGCCACCGACCACCTGAGCGCACACAGGAAGGTTCAGGCTGATGACGCCGTTCTCGTAAAAGCGGACGCTCTTGAGATTGAGCATCCGAGCAATCGTCGCGCCGATGGAGACGTACAGGAACGACCGGCTGCGCTGGGTGTACTCATGGTTCAGCTCCTTGGCTTTGTGCACGCGGACGCTGATGCGATGCGGCACGTTGTCGCCAGCCTTCTCGGCCAGCATCTGCTCAAGGGTGCGGTGACGCTTGTTGAGCTTGGAAGTGGACTTGTGGGTGACCAGGAGCACGCGTCGCTTCTGGTTCACGACCTCGTCGATGGCGCCTGCCAGCGAGTCCAGTCCGCCTGAAAACATCACCACCTGCTCCGGCTTTCCGTACACCTGCTGGGTGTCGTCAAACTGGAGGTATTGCTGGAATGGGTGCTCCTGGTCGAGCTTGACGAAATCGAAGCGGTATTGGTCGTCGGACAGGAATCCGAGCGTCGAGCACAACGTGTCCTGCACCTGCGCGCTGCTCCAGAAGTCCGGATCGCGCACCGGCACGACGAAATGCAGATCGCGCCGCCAGCCATCGCCAAAGGTATCGACATCGTCCGCGCCGCGCCGGATGACCTGGTCGGCGCTGTAGACGTAGGTGGCGATCTCCAGCAGATCGTGGAACCGCGACGGCACGCTACTGAACAGCTTGCTGTGGACGTCCTCGATGCGCAGGGTGATGTTGCCGTGCCCCGGCCTGCCCGAGAGTCGGAGCCGCAGATCGCGCACAGGATCTTCGCTGATGCCTTGGGCGGACACGTTGCCGCAGAGTACGTATCGCTTATCTTGCATCGCTACTCGCTCCCATCTTCAACTCGTCCCTCATCTTCTTCAGCGCGTAGCCCGCGAATCCGTCCGACGATTTTCTGGAGATGTCGCCGCCCTCGTGAAAGCGGTGCTTGGAAAACCACTCGCTCGAAAACTGCTCGACGATGAGCGAGGCTTCCCGGGTATGGATTTGCAGTGCGGCATTGAATTCGGCGGCCTGATTCATCGTGGCAAAACGCATCCCCTCGCCGAGCTGGGTGTTGACGACCTTGCTCAGGAAATACTGGAGACCCTCGTTGGCCAGCCGAGCGAAAAAGTGCCGTGAAAACTCGCCGAACTCCCGGGGCTTGCCCAAGTCGGCCAAGGCCGCACGCATCGTGTCCGGGTCGGAAGAGAACAGCGAATGCAGCTTGGGGGCGAGCACATCGTTGACGGCACCGACGATGGCCCGGTTGGCGAGCATGCCGAGATCGGAGCGCTTGCCGTTGCCTTCTACGCGCCGATCCAGCGCCTCGGTGATTGCCGTGGTCACATCGGTGAGCGAGGGATCGGCGGGGAGATGGATGCCCGCCGCGGCGAGATGCAAGAGGATGTCGGGCTTCTTGGCGGCAATCGCCATCTGCGTCATCAGCCAGACGGCCTCGGTGTAGCCGACATCCTTCATGACGAAGGAGAAAGCCTTTTCCGCCGCCGCGATGGTGGCTTGGGCGATCTGAGACACGTTGGCGCCAGCGGCGATCAGGCCGACGACCTCCTTCCACTCTTTCGTCCTTGGCAGAACCCCGAGCCGAACATGCCCCATCCTGTTTCCCCCGTAGAGATCAGTGCATCGCCGTCAATCGTCGCGCTTGATCACGACGATGCTGCGTGCCTTCTTTGCTTCCTTCCTCACATACCCCTTGCGCACCAACTGTGTGATCTGTTCATGAGCGCTGGCGTGGCTGATCCCCAGCGCCTCGGCCAGCTCCTTGACGGTGGGCGGCAGGCCTGTGCTGTCGAGGATCTGACAGATCGCCCTCAACGTCCTGGCCTGCGGCTCCGTAATCCCCTCGGTCTTTCGCTTGCTCATGGCTTTGCTCCTGGCCGATGCGTGCAATATATGACCTGATGAATATCAGGTCAATGGAGGCGACCCGGCGCGAAATCTCTCCGAACCGGCTGCTGACCGAAGGTGCGTCGCCCCCCGCTCATGCCGGTTGAAACGGGATACTCCGACCGCCGCTCGGGCATATTCTTCGTGACGGTCTGATGATTTCACTGGGTACCGATATGACCGTCGAACAAACACTCCCCGAATTGATGTCGCCCTGCGCCCGGGCGCGCGAGGCCGCAGCCATCCTTGCGGCCGCCATTGCCCGCCTGCATGCCACCCGCCCCTGCGACAGCGAGATTTCTCTTGGCTTCCCGGCAGCCGAGCGCGTTCATACAACCCCCTCTACAGAAGGAGTTTGCCAATGAATGCATCGACAACCGGCCCGTCCCTGGCGGCGCAGATCGCCAATCTGCCCAAACTGCCCATGAGCGAGTTGTGGGCGCTTTGGGACAAGTATTTCCCGCGCCGCCCGCCGCACCACAACCGGAACTATGTCGAAGGTCGGCTCGCCTACAAGATCCAGGAGGAAGCGCTGGGCACCAAGCTCGAGGTGCAGACGCAGATGGCGCGCATCGGCGAAGCGCAATCGAAGATCAAGACGCAGCGCGGCGTCGAAGTACAGGTGGTGCCGGGCACCGTGCTGGTGCGCGAATTCGACAACCGCGAGCACCGCGTGACCGCGCAGGCCGACGGCAGCTTCGAATATGAAGGCCGCCGCTTCAAAAGCCTGTCTGGCGTCGCGCGCCACATCACCGGCACCCAATGGTCGGGACCGCTGTTCTTCGGCATCACCAAGACCAAGCGGGGTGGGAAATGAAAGCGGTGGTCACCAAGAAACGCTGCGCCGTCTACACCCGTGTGTCCACGGACGAGCGTCTCGATCAGTCGTTCAACTCGCTCGACGCCCAGCGCGAGGCGGGTCAGGCCTACATCGTGAGCCAGCGCGCCGAGGGCTGGCTGCCGGTGGGCGACGACTACGACGACGGCGGCTACTCGGGCGGAAACATGGAACGCCCGGCCTTGAAGCGCCTGCTGGCCGACATCGTCGCCGACCAGATCGACATCGTGGTGGTCTACAAGATCGACCGCCTGACCCGCAGCCTGACCGACTTCGCCAAGCTGGTGGAGGTGTTCGAGCGCCACAAGGTGTCGTTCGTGTCGGTCACCCAGCAATTCAACACCACGACCTCGATGGGACGGCTGATGCTCAACATCCTGCTGTCCTTCGCCCAGTTCGAGCGCGAGGTCACGGGCGAGCGCATCCGCGACAAGATCGCCGCCAGCAAGCGCAAGGGCTTGTGGATGGGCGGCTACACGCCGCTGGGCTACGAGATCAAGGACCGCAAGCTCGTCATCGAGGAAAAGGACGCCGAGATCATCCGGCGGATCTTCACGCGCTTCACCGAGCTGCGCTCGATCACCGACGTCGTCCGCGAACTCGCCCTCGAAGGCCTGACCACCAAGCCCAACCGTCTCAAGGACGGCCGCGTGCGCAACGGCACGCCGATGGACAAGAAGTACATCTCCAAGCTGCTGCGCAATCCGATCTACGTTGGTGAGATCCGCCACAAGGGGACGGTCTTTGCTGGGCAGCATGAGCCGATCATCACCCGGCAGTTGTGGGATCGGGTGCAGGACATCCTGTCCGAGGACGCGCACCAGCGCATGGGCAAGACCCAGACCCGGCACAAGACCGACGCGTTGTTGCGTGGCCTGATGTACGGCCCTGATGGTGGCAAGTACCACATCACCTACAGCAAGAAGCCCTCCGGCAAGAAGTACCGCTACTACATCCCCAAGGCCGACAGCCGCTACGGCTACCGCAGCAGCGCCACCGGGATGATCCCGGCCGACCAGATCGAGGAGGTGGTGGTGAACCTGCTGGTGGGGGCGCTCCAGTCGCCGGAAAGCATCCAGGGGGTCTGGAACACGGTGCGCGACAAGTACCCGGAGATCGATGAGCCGACCACCGTGCTGGCGATGCGCCGCCTCGGGGAAGTTTGGAAGCAGTTGTTCCCCGCCGAGCAGGTGCGGCTGGTCAACCTGCTGATCGAGCGCGTCCAGCTCCTCTCCGATGGCGTCGACATCGTCTGGCGCGAGTCGGGATGGCGGGAGCTGGCCGGTGAGTTGCAGGCGGACAGCATTGGCGGCGAGCTGCTGGAAATGGAGATGACCCCATGAACCGCTCATCCAAGAAGCTGATCAGCGATGGCAAACCCCACGAGCGCCGCCACCCGCTGGAGGGAGGCGGGGTGCGCATCACCACCTTCGTTCCCCTCCATTTCAAGAAACGGGGCGTCAAGAAGGTGATCGTCGCACCGGAGGGCGTCAGCCAGCCGGTCGCCGTCACCGCGACGCCGGTGCTCACTCCCGAACAGGATCGCCCGCTGCTCAAGGCACTGGGGCGCGGTATCTACTGGCAGCAACTGATCGACAACGGGACGGTGACCAGCGGCACCGAGATCGCCGAGCGCGAAGGCATCCACCGCTCCACGGTGAACGACCTGCTGCGGCTGGCGCTTCTCGCCCCCGACATCGTCCAGGCCGCCTACGAAGGACGGCTGCCCCGGGCGGTGTCGCTGGAGGCCATCCTGCAGGCCAAGGTGCCCTTGGACTGGAATGAGCAACGTCGTTTGATCGCCTCCCTCGGGTAGCGGAGGGGCCGCGCAAAAAATTTTTCCGCTACGCCAAAAGTAGCTGTTGCTACGCCGGATGTAGCGCCTTCCCCGATGAAGGCGTGAACCGGCGTCAACGGCCAGTACAGGACTGGCCACCGGTCGCGTCCCCATCCCTGAACGGGAAAGGAGCACGGCAATGGCCTATGAATTGGCACTGTCAGGCGGCGTCGGTGGCACACCGGACCGCAAACCCGGCGTCGGTTTCAGTTCGACGCCAACTTCTGAATCCACGGCGCTATCCGAGCGGCGCTTCCTCTCCGAGGCCGAACTCGCCCAACGCTGGGGCATGTCCCCCAAGACACTGACGCGCTGGCGCGGCCTCGGCCGGGGCCCGGTCTTCAACAAGTTCTCGAAGAAGGTGGCCTATCCCCTCGATGGCAAGAACGGCGTGCTCGATTACGAGAAGCGCCACGTCTATGCCTCGACGTCCGAACGTGTGCAGGCGTGAGGAGATGACCATGAACGAACTCACCATCTTCCCCGCCGACATCGCCGCGATGTCCGTCAGCCAACTGGCCGCACTGCCGCCCGCGCAGAAAGCCGAGATCGACAAGAACCTCGATGCGGCCATCGACTGGCTGAAGAAGGCGCGCAACAAGTTCGATGCCGCGCTGGAGCAGTGTTACGGCGAGCAGGCCCGCGCCGCGCTGCGTGAATCCGGCCGCGATTTCGGCACCGCTCACATCAGCGATGGCCCGCTGCACATCAAGTTCGAGCTGCCCAAGAAGGTCAGCTGGAACCAGCAGCAACTGGCCGAAATCGCCGAGCGCATCGTGGCTTCGGGCGAGAAGGTCGAGGGCTACCTCGACATCAAGCTGTCCGTCTCCGAATCCCGCTTCACGAACTGGCCGCCTGCCTTGCAGCAGCAGTTCGCCGCCGCTCGCACCGTGGATTCCGGCAAGCCGTCGTTCCGGCTGGCCCTGGTCTCGGAGGACTGAACCATGAACACCCAACTGATCCCATTCGCCTTCGAAGGCTTGCCCATCCGTGTGACCACGGATGCACAGGGCGATCCCTGGTTTGTCGCGGCCGATGTGTGTGCCGCGCTCCATCTGCCCGATACCCACAAGGCCGTCGCCCGCCTGGACGATGACGAAAAGGGGCGGAATTCAATTCCGACCCCTGGCGGCGAGCAGGACATGACCATCGTCAACGAGCCGGGCTTGTACAGCCTCGTGCTGGGCAGCCGCAAGCCAGAGGCCAAGCGCTTCAAGCGCTGGGTCACGCACGAGGTCTTGCCGGCGATCCGCAAGACGGGCAGCTACGCCGTTCCCGGCGCACTGGCGGCCTTGCCTGCTCCGACGCACGACCGCGTGTCGGCGATCCTGCTGATCGGCGAGGCCGTGGCGAAAGTGCCGGGGGTCAAGCCGGGCATCGCGGCGGCGGCAACGCTGACCTGCATCCAGGAGAACACCGGCATCAGCACCGAGGTGCTGCGCCGCGCGCTGCCGTCGGCCAACGCGCCGGTCTGCGCGCTCAACGCGACCCAGCTCGGCAAGTTGCTGAACCGCTCGGCCAAGGCCACGAACCAGTTGCTGGCGTCCAGCGGATTCCAGTTCCGCAACGACCGCGACGAATGGGAACTGACCAAGGCCGGTGAAGCCTGGGCCGAGGCCATGCCGTACTCGCGCAACGGGCACAGCGGCTACCAGATCCTGTGGAATCCAGCGGTCGCCGAGCAGTTGAAGGAGGTGGCGTGATGGCACTTCCCATCGTCACCGCCGACCAGCGACTGGCCGAGAAGCGCGGCGTCAAGGGCGTGCTGATCGGCAAGGCCGGCATCGGCAAGACCTCGCAACTGTGGACGCTCGATGTCGCGTCCACCCTGTTCTTCGATCTGGAGGCCGGCGATCTGGCCGTCGAGGGCTGGGCCGGCGACACGATCCGGCCGCGCACCTGGGCCGAGTGCCGCGACTTCGCCGTGTTCATCGGCGGACCGAACCCGGCGCTGCGCGACGACCAGCCGTACAGCCAGGCGCATTTTGAGGCCGTCTGCGCCCGCTACGGTGATCCGACCCAGCTCGCCAAGTACCAGACCCTATTCGTCGATTCGATCACGGTCGCCGGCCGGCTTTGTCTGCAGTGGTGCAAGGGCCAGCCGCAGGCCTACTCGGAGAAAACCGGCAAGCCGGACAGCCGGGGCGCTTACGGCCTGATGGGTCAGGAAATGATCGCCTGGCTCACCCACCTGCAGCACACGCGCGGCATGAACGTGTGGTTCGTCGGCATCCTCGAGGAGAAGCTCGACGACTACAACCGCCGCATCCAGCAGTTGCAGATCGACGGCGCCAAGACCGGCCTCGAACTGCCCGGCATCGTCGACGAGGTGATCACGCTCGCCGAACTGAAGGCCGACGACGGCTCGAGCTACCGCGCCTTCGTCTGCCACACGCTGAACGCGTGGGGTTTCCCCGCCAAGGACCGCTCCGGCCGCCTCGACGCGATCGAGGAGCCGCACCTCGGCCGCCTGATGCAGAAGATCGCCGGCCCCGCCCGCCCCGCGCCCGAGCGGCTCGACTTCACGCGCCCGGCCGCCGCCCCTCAAACCACCGAATGCTGAGCAGGAGTAAACCATGACCACCTGGAACGATTTCAACGACGCCGAACAGCAGCACGACTTCGACCTCATCCCCAAGGGCACCGTCGCCCGCTTGCGCATGACCATCAAGCCGGGCGGCTACGACGACCCAAGCCAAGGCTGGACCGGAGGTTACGCCACCCAGAGCTTCGACACCGGCTCGGTCTATCTCGCCTGCGAGTTCGTCGTGCTGGAGGGCGAGTACGCGAAACGCAAACTGTGGAGCAACGTCGGCCTCTACAGCCCCAAGGGGCCGACCTGGGGTCAGATGGGCCGCAGCTTCGTCCGCGCTGCGCTCAATTCGGCGCGCAACGTCCACCCGCAGGACATGAGCCCGCAGGCGGCGGCCGCCCGTCGCATCCAGGGTCTCCACGAGCTCGACGGCCTCGAATTCGTCGGCCGCATCGACGTCGAGAAGGACGCCAAGGGCGAGCTGCGCAATGTGGTCAAGCTCGCGGTCGAGCCGGGCACGCCCGAGTACGCGCAGGCGATGGGGCAAGCGAGCCGGTCGCCCCAGCCGGCAGCGGGCACGGCCGCACGTCCCGCGCCTGCGGCCCAGCACCGCGCCGCGCCCGTCACCGGCAAGCCCGCCTGGGCGCAGTAAGGGAGGAGACGACGTGGATGAAGTGCTGGATCTGCAAGCGACAGGCGCGCGGGTACGGCTTCACGGACGGCCGCTACAAGGCGGCCGATCCGCGACGCTATCCGATGGACTGGGTGTTTTGCTCGCGCCGTTGCCAGGACGCGTTCGCCGCGATGTACGGCAACTGGCGGGACGGCCGCAAGGGAGGGTTGGCGATGAGCGTGTCTGACATTGAACAGGGCGCGCGGCGCGCCTGCCTCAAGGCCTTCGGCGCGGCGGCCGGCCACATCGGTTTCGACAAGCCCTTGGGCGCCTACTCGGAAGCCGAGGCGCTCGCCGTGATCGACGCCATCGTCACCCGCTACAGCGAGGCGATGGTCGAGCACCACGAGGCGAGCAAGTACCCGCCGGTGCGCGGCCTCGAGAACCCGGTGAGCGATCCGCTCGCCGATTTTGACGACGACATTCCATTTTAGCGAGGGATGCGATGCTGGATTTCAATTCAAGTTCGTCCCTCTCCGGGCGGCTTACCGCGCTGGTCGATCTGGGCATGCAGCGGACACGCGCCACGCAACCCAGACGCGCCTACCTGGGCGCCTCGCGTCTCGGCGCCAGTTGCGAGCGCGCGCTGCAATACGAGTACGCCGACGCGCCGGTCGACACGGGTCGCGAGATCGGCGGTCGGATGCTGCGCATCTTCGAACGCGGCCACGTCATCGAGGACTGCATGGCGGGCTGGTTGCTGGAGGCGGGTTTCGAACTGCGCACACGCCGGGACGACGGCGAGCAGTTCGGCTTCGCGGCGGCGGACGGCCGCCTGCAGGGCCACATCGACGGCGTCATCGTCGGTGGCCCGGAGGGCTTCGCCTATCCCGCGCTGTGGGAGTGCAAAGCCTTGAGCCACAAGTCCTGGAACGACCTGGAGAAAAAGGGCTTGGCCACGTCCAAGCCCATCTATGCCGCGCAAGTGGCGCTCTACCAAGCCTATCTCGAATTGCACGAGCACCCGGCGCTGTTCACTGCAGTGAACGCCGACACGATGGAGATCTACGCCGAACTCGTGCCCTTTGACGCAGCGCTCGCTCAGCGCATGTCGGATCGGGCGGTGAAGGTCATCACGGCGACCGAAGCCGGCGAGCTGCTGCCGCGCGCCTTCCATGACCCGACCCACTTCGAATGCCGGATGTGCGCGTGGCAAGACCGCTGCTGGAGGGTAACACCATGAAGCATTTCCACCCGCAGCCTCCGGCGGCGGAACCGATGGTGGACGCCCGCCAGGCCGCCAGTCTGCTGAATCTGCCTGCGTACTACTTCACCAAGCCTCGGTGCCGCGCCTCGAAGCGCATCCCGCACTACCGGGTCGGCCGGATGGTTCGTTTCCGCATGTCGGAGCTCATCGCATGGGCAGCCACGCTGGGAGGCGCTCATGAGTGACTACCGTGTCCGTATCTCGGTGCGCAATGCCCGGTTGCTGCGCGCCATCGAACAGGCGGGCCACCGGCCGGGGGCTCAGTTCGCCAATGCAGTTGGCATCAGCTACAGCGGGGCGCTGCTGCCCTACCTCAATCTCACGCGCTCACCGCTGACGCCGGATGGCCTGCTGCGGGAATGCGCCTGGGCCTTGTGCGACTTCCTGCAAGCATCCCCTTCCGATCTGTGGTCGGACGCCCAGCTCCAGCCGCTGCAGCAGAACTATTCCAGCGTCGATCTGGACGCGGACAGCGTGCAATCGCTGGTCAGCGGCACATATACCGTAGACGACCCGCTGCGGCTGGCCAGCCACGCGCAGGCAGGCCGCATTCTTCAGAGCGCCATCGACTCGCTGACACCGCGTGAGGCCCGCGTGATCCGCGAACGGTTCTTTGCCGATGCCTCGCTTGACGAGGTTGCCGAAAAGATGGCGGTCACACGCGAGCGTGTCCGCCAGATCGAGGTCAAGGCCATGCGCAAGCTGCGCCACGAATCGCGCATCCCGCGTGATCTGGCCGGCATCGCTGACGTGATCGGAGGAGCTGCGGATGCTTGACTTCAACGACGCGCAAACGCCCCCTCCTCGAGACCTCGGCGCCGAACGCGAAGCGATCCGCGCCGAGCTGCTGGTGCGCCTGGAATCTGTGCTGTTCACGCTGTTTCCGGCCGGCAAGAAGCGCCGAGGGCGTTTCCTGATCGGCGACATCCTCGGCAGTCCCGGCGACAGCCTCGAAGTCGTGCTCGATGGCGACAAGGCCGGTCTGTGGACAGATCGCGCCACTGGCGATGGCGGCGACATCTATGCACTGATCGCCGCGCACCTCGGTATCGACGTACTGAGCGACTTTCCTCGGGTGCTCGATGCGGCCGCCGATCTGCTCGGACGCTCGCGCTCTGTACCGCTGCGCAAGTCCCGCAATAAGGAAGTGCCCGTCGATGAGCTGGGGCCGGCCACGGCGAAGTGGGACTACCTCGATGCCGAGGGCCATCTAATCGCCGTCGTCTACCGCTACGACCCGCCTGGGCAGAAGAAACAGTTTCGGCCCTGGGATGCGAAGCGACGCAAGATGGCCCCGCCCGAGCCGCGCCCGCTATACAACCAGCCGGGGCTGAAGGACGCCGCGCAGGTGGTGCTGGTCGAGGGCGAAAAGTGCGCGCAGGCGCTGATCGACGCTGGCATCAATGCCACCACTGCGATGCACGGGGCGAACGCGCCGATCGACAAGACCGACTGGTCGCCGATGGCGGGCAAGGCCGTGCTGATCTGGCCAGACCGTGACAAACCGGGCTGGGAGTACGCCACGCAGGCGGCACAGGCGGTGCTGTCGGCTGGCGCCAAGTCTTGCCACATCTTGTACCCGCCCGAAGAAGCCGCCGAGGGCTGGGACGCGTTTGATGCCATCGCCGAGGGCTTCGACGTCGCCACCTTCCTCACTCACGGCCCGCGCCTGCAAATGCACGACGTCGCCGATGACGTTGATCCAGTCGTCAGCAGCGACGAATCCGTCTGGGGTACGGAGGACGCGCTGGCGCTGTCCTTCACGCGCCGCTACCACCGCGACTGGCGCTACGTGGCAGCTTGGGGGCGCTGGCTGGTGTGGGACGGGCAACGCTGGCGCGCCGAGGACACGCTGGCGGCGACCGACCTGATCCGCAGCGTCTGCCGCCAGGCGGCCGTGCGCGCCGACAACCCCAAGGTCGCCGCCAAATTGGCCAGCTCCGGCACGGTCGGCGGCGTCGAGCGGCTGGCGCGCGCAGACCGCCGGCACGCGGCGACCACCGACGAGTGGGACGCCGATCCCTGGCTGCTCAACACGCCGGGCGGCGTGGTCGATCTCAGGACAGGCCGGATACGCCCGCACGAGCGCGCCGACCGGATGACCAAGATCACCACGGCCACGCCGGCGGGCGAATGTCCGCGATGGACGTCCTTCCTGTCCGACATCACCGGTGGCGACGCCGAGTTGCAGTCCTACCTGCAACGAATGGTCGGCTACTGCCTGACCGGCGTGACCAGTGCGCACGCGCTGTTCTTCCTGTACGGCACCGGCGCCAACGGCAAGAGCGTGTTCGCCAACGTGGTCGCTACCCTCCTCGGCGACTACGCCTCCACCGCGCCGATGGACACCTTCGTCGAGACGCGCGGCGACCGCCATCCGACCGATCTCGCCGGACTGCGCGGCGCCCGCTTCGTGACGGCCATCGAAACCGAACAGGGACGGCGTTGGAACGAGTCCAAGGTCAAGGCGATCACCGGCGGCGACAAGATCTCCGCGCGCTTCATGCGCCAGGACTTCTTCGAGTACGTGCCGCAGTTCAAGCCGGTGATCGTCGGCAACCACAAGCCCGCCATCCGCAACATCGACGAAGCGATGAAGCGGCGCATGCACCTCGTCCCGTTCACGGTGACCATCCCGCCCGAGAAGCGCGACGGCCGACTGACCGAGAAGCTGCTCGCCGAACGCGACGGCATCCTTGCCTGGGCCGTCGCCGGTTGTCTCGAATGGAGGCGCGAGGGCTTGAAGCCGCCCGCCTGTGTCGTATCGGCGACGGAGGAGTACTTCGAAGCCGAGGACGCGCTCGGGCAGTGGATCGATGAGCGCTGTCTGCTCGCCAACAGCCACCGCGAAGGCGTGTCCGAACTGTTCGCCGACTGGCGCGAATGGGCCGAACGGGCCGGCGAATACGTGGGCTCGGTCAAGCGCTTCTCCGAGCTGATGGCGGCGCGCAAGTTCGAGAAATGCCGGCTGACCGGGGGCGCCCGCGGCATCGCGGGGATCGCCCTGCGCCCCAAGCCGTACAGCCACGCCTACCCCTATCGGGACGACTGAGCCAACCCAATGAACACAGGGGCGAGTGACGGATTTGACAGGTCTGCTGGTTTACCTCTCACGCGTGCGCGCACGCGCACGTCATGGAGAGTTTCCGGCAAACCCGTCAAATCCGTCACTCACCCACCGGAAATGGAGCAATGACGATGACCATGACCATCCTTGCCCTCGATCTGGGCACCACCACCGGCTGGGCGCTGCGCGACAACGACGGCCATATCACGAGCGGCACCGAGCATTTCAAGCCGCAGCGCTTCGAAGGCGGCGGAATGCGCTTCCTGCGCTTCAAACGCTGGCTCAGCGAGATCAAGCAGTCCTGCGACGGCATCGACTGCCTGCACTTCGAGGAAGTGCGCCGCCACGCATCAACCGAAGCCGCACACGCCTACGGCGGCTTTCTGGCCACGCTCACCGCGTGGTGCGAGCACCACGGCATCCCCTACCAGGGCGTGCCGGTCGGCACGATCAAGAAGCACGTCACCGGCAAGGGTAATGCAGGCAAGGGCGAGGTGATCGCGGCGATCCGCGCGCGCGGCCATGCCCCGGCCGACGACAACGAAGCCGACGCACTGGCGCTGCTGGCCTGGGCCATCGACACGCAGGAGGTGTGACATGGACATCCCGAGCAACCGTTACCGCTGCCCGCTGGGCAGACTGCAACCGCAGCACACCGATCTGGAGGCGCTCAAGGAACGCGGCTGGCGCGAGCAGGGCCTGCTGGTCGTGGCGCAGGACGACGAACGACTGGACTGGATGGAGCGGCAACTGCTGAAGAACATCGGCGAGCGGTTGTACGGCACGCCCCGTCAGGGAGGTCGTCATGGCTGAGTGGACCATCGACGACGTCGCCAAACGCTTCGAGGAGGCGGCCAACACGGGCCGCCGCCTGCCGCCCGTTCGCGTCCAGGGCTACTTCAACACCTGGCCGGCCTTCGCGCGCAGGGAGTGGGAGGCGTTCGCCGCCGACGAGAAGGTGTACCGTCCGTTTCCGCCCAGCCCCGAGGCCATCGAGCGCATGCTGGAGACGATGCGCTGGGTGCAATGGCTCGAAGTCGAGCAGCGCCACCTGGTGTGGATGCGGGCCAAGCACTACGGCTGGCGGGAGATCTGCATTCGCTTCGCCTGCGACCGGACCACGGCGTGGCGGCGCTGGCAGCGCGCCTTGCAGACCGTAACCGACCACCTGAACGGATGCGTGGTCGCAGTGTAGTCTTTGAACGCGAATAGGCGCGAACAAGCTGCCATGTGCTGCCATCAGCTACCAAGAGCGGTTTTTGCCCCTGCAACAAAGCGGCCCGTTCTGGGGTAGTATTTCAGCTATCTTCTGGACAGCGGTGTAGGCAGCGAGGACGGCACGAGGCAAAAGGGGTCCTTCCTGGCCGAAATCCAATGCGGGGGGCGCGAGCGCGGCGCTTGTTTAGCGTCAGGGCGCAAAAACAGGTTACCACCCGGCCAGGTTACCGGCCCCGGTTACCACCCCGCCAGAATCCTCATTCACCCAACCCGCCCGGCGGCAGCGCTCGGCGGGTTTTGCTTTTGGACTTGCCCTTTGAACACGCTCAACGTCGAGTACCGCAGGGTCGAGGCGCTGGTTCCCTACGCCCGCAATCCGCGCACGCATTCCGAGGCGCAGATCGCCAAGATCGCGGCCAGTATCGTCGAGTACGGCTGGACGAACCCCATCCTGGTCGATGGGAACAACGGGATCATCGCCGGTCACGGGCGTCTGGCTGCGGCGCGCAAGCTTGGGCTGGACGAGGTGCCGGTGATCGAACTGGCCCACCTCACCCCGGCCCAGAAGCGCGCCTACGTGATCGCCGACAACCGCCTGGCGCTCAATGCCGGTTGGGACGAGGAGATGCTGGCGCTGGAACTGGCGGAACTGTCCGAGGCCGGCTACGACCTGGCCTTGACCGGGTTCGAGGATGCCGAGATCGAGGCGCTGCTCACGGGTGAGGTGACCGACGCCGGTACCGACCCGGAATCCGATGTAGAAGAACAGGATGCAGCGGACGACGTGCCCGACGCCCCCGCCGTGGCGGTGTCCCGTCCCGGCGATGTCTGGGCCATCGGCGTGCACCGCCTGATCTGCGGCGACGCCGCCGACCCGGCCGTGGTTGCGGCACTGATGGACGGCGATGCCGCTCGTCTGTGCTTCACCTCGCCGCCCTACGGGAACCAGCGCGACTACACCTCGGGTGGCATCGCCGATTGGGACGGATTGATGCGCGGCGTGTTCGCGCACCTGCCGATGACCGGCGATGGCCAGGTGTTGGTCAACCTGGGGCTGATCCACAGAAACAACGAGGTCATCCCGTATTGGGACGGTTGGCTGTCCTGGATGCGCCAACAGGGATGGCGGCGCTTTGCGTGGTACGTCTGGGATCAGGGGCCGGGCATGCCCGGCGACTGGGCGGGTCGATTCGCGCCGAGCTTTGAGTTCGTTTTCCACTTCAACCGCGAGAGCCGCAAGCCCAACAAGATCGTGCCCTGCAAGCACGCAGGCCAGGAATCGCACCTTCGCGCCGATGGATCAAGCACGGCAATGCGGGGCAAGGACGGCGAAGTCGGCGGCTGGACGCATGCCGGTCAACCGACGCAGGACAGCCGCATCCCCGACAGCGTGATCCGCGTGATGCGCCACAAGGGCAAGATCGGCCAGGGGATCGACCACCCGGCTGTGTTCCCGGTCGCGCTGCCCCAATTCGTGATCGAGGCCTATACCGACGCGGGCGACCTCGTGTTCGAGCCCTTCGGCGGCAGCGGCAGCACGATGCTCGCCGCCGAGCGCACGGGCCGCCGCTGCCGCAGCGTGGAGATCGCGCCGGAGTACGTGGACGTCGCCATCCGGCGCTTCCAGCAGAACCACCCCGGGGTGCCGGTGCGCTTGATGGCCACCGGTCAGTCCTTCGAGCAGGTGGTGGCGGATCGTGCCACGACCCAGCCAGCCGAGGGGGTGGCATGAACTGGCTGGCCGACAAGATCGAGCACTGGCCGACCGCCAAACTCATTCCTTACGCCCGCAACGCGCGCACCCACTCTGAGGAGCAGGTGGTGCAGATCGCCGCCAGCATCGCCGAGTTCGGTTTCACCAACCCGATCCTGGCAGGCAGCGACGGCGTCATCATCGCTGGCCACGGACGGCTGGCCGCCGCGCAGAAGCTCGGGCTGGAAGTCGTGCCGGTGGTCGTGCTCGATCATCTCACCCCCACCCAGCGCCGCGCCTTGGTGATCGCCGACAACCGCATCGCCGAGAACGCCGGTTGGGACGACGCGATGCTGCGCATCGAACTCGAAGCCTTGCAACTCGAAGGCTTCGATCTCGATCTTACCGGCTTCGACGCCGATGCGCTGGCCGATCTGCTGGCGGGTGACGAGCCCGAGCACAGCGGCCAGACCGACGACGAGGCGGTGCCCGAGGCCCCTGAAGAACCGGTGTCCCAGCCCGGCGACGTGTGGTTGCTCGGCCCCCATCGGTTGGTGTGCGGGGACGCCACCACCGCCGAGGCCTACGCGCTCCTGTTCCCGCACGGCGAGCGTGCGGACATGGTCTTCACCGATCCGCCCTACAACGTGAACTACGCCAACTCGGCCAAAGACAAGCTGCGCGGCAAGCACCGTCCGATCCTCAATGACGCGCTGGGCGACGGGTTCCACGACTTCCTGCGGGATGCGCTGACGCTCTTGATCGCCCACACCCAAGGCGCGATCTACGTGGCCATGTCCTCCAGCGAGCTCGACGTGCTGCAGTCAGCCTTCCGCGCCGCCGGCGGCCACTGGTCGACCTTCATCATCTGGGCCAAGCACACCTTCACGCTGGGTCGCTCGGACTACCAGCGCCAGTACGAGCCCATCCTCTACGGCTGGCCCGAGGGGGCACAGCGCCACTGGTGCGGCGACCGCGACCAGGGCGACGTCTGGAACATCAAGAAGCCGCAGAAGAACGACCTGCACCCGACGATGAAGCCGGTCGAACTGGTCGAGCGGGCGATCCGCAACTCGAGCCGCCCGGGCAATGTGGTGCTCGACCCCTTCGGTGGTTCCGGTACGACCTTGATCGCCGCCGAGAAGTCAGGCCGCTCGGCGCGCCTGATCGAGCTCGATCCGAAGTACGTCGATGTGATCGTACGCCGCTGGCAGGACTGGACGGGCCGGCAGGCCACCCGCGAAGCCGATGGTGTGGCCTTCGATCACGCGGCCAGCGATTCCTCGACGATCTCGCAGTGAATCACAAAGCCCGTCAGGTAAGGCAGGCCGCGCGGGATGCCGTAGTCCTTGCTGGTCTGGCGTCCGATGGTCCAGGCCATCCATTGCCGGGTGGCGGCGTGGATCGCGTCCGCCAGGGCCTTGCCTTCGTACAGTCCGTTCTGGACGTGGTCGGCAAAGTGGCGGCCGTGGCGGCTGTCGAGGAAGGCCCGAACCGATTCGAGGGGCTGGCCGGTGGCATCCGAGATCGCGGTCATCGCCAGGGGCCATGCGGCGCTGGCGTGCTCGTTCATCGTGCCCCAAAAGCCCCAGGCTGCGTTCTGGGTGACGGGGATGGTCTGCTGGGTCGTCATCGTGGGCTCCGTTCGGTGGATCGTTGCGATGGCTCTATGAACGCGCTGTTCGATTGAGAAGCCAAGCGCTGCTTGGCTTCTTTCTCGATCTTTCTGCTCAGGCGATGCGGTAGACCCGCTCGCCGCCCTGAGACTTCTCGGAGACGAGGTTCAGACCGAGCTTCTTTTTGAAGGCGCCGGCAAAGGTGCCGCGCACCGTGTGGGGCTGCCAGCCGGTGGCCTCGCAAATCTGGCGGACCGTGGCGCCCTCGGGGCGTTGCAGCATCCGGATCACCTCGGCCTGTTTGCTGTTCGCCCGGGTGCGCGGCTTGGCCCAGGTGGCTTCTGCCGCCGCAACCGCAGCCTCCAGTTCAGGATCGCCCGTCCCAGCTTGTGCGGCTTCAGCGTTGGCGATGATCCGGTCGAGACGGGCTTCGAATCGACCGATGCGCTGGTTGCCGAGGCCAGGGCGAGCCAGCCCCAAGGCGTCGTAGCCCTCGGCGGCGACACGCCAGCCCTCGCCATCGGGCGTGATCAGGGCGCGGTTGAACATCCCGTCGAGCACTTTCTGGCGGGCACCGCCTTTGATGTGCTCGGGAAACCACTCGATCTTGCCGCCGGTGTGGTGGATGGCGTGGGCGAGGATGGCGTGCTGGGCGGGGGTCAGGGTGGTGGTGGTCATGGTCTGCTCCTTCGCAGAGGTTGATCGGGTGACGCGATGAACGCGCTGTTCGGCGGTGAAGCCAAGCGTTTTTTGCTTGGCTTCGTTGCTTTCCAATCAGTCCTCGGCGATATCCGCTTCCGTGGCCTTCTGGCTCGATGCGCCGAGTTCGACGCCCGCTTTGAAGGCCGCTTCCAGCGCGTCCTTGAGGCACCACACCGCCACGTCGTGGAAATCGAGGCTGTCGGCGTGTCGGGTTTGCAGGGTGTCGATGCCCAGGTGCTTGCGGGCGATCAGGGTGAGGACGGTGTCGATCTGGTTCATGGCGTTTCCTTTCGGGGATGGTTGGCGTGACGTGATGAACGCGCTGTTCCCGATGGAAGCCAAGCTCAATTCGCAGATTGACGAACAGATGATTGAAGAAGGTGACGATGGGACTGTCCATTCGCGCCTACGCGCGCCACCGTGGCGTGTCGCACGTGGCCGTGAAGAAGGCCATCGACACCGGGCGGATCACGCCGCTGCCGGACGGCACGATTGACCCGGATGCGGCGGACGCGCAGTGGGCACAGAACACATTGCAACCCCGCAAGGTGGCAGCGCCGGAGAAGGTCAGCCCCGCGAAGGCGCGCGTACTGCCCGAGCGTGAGGTGCCCGAACCCGGCACCCCACCGTTGTCGACGGGCGGCACATCGCTGCTGCAGGCGCGCACGGTCAACGAGGTGGTCAAGGCGCAAACCAACAAGGTGCGCCTGGCCCGTCTCAAAGGCGAGCTGGTGGATCGGCCGCAGGCCATCGCCCATGTTTTCAAGTTGGCGCGATCAGAACGCGATGCGTGGCTCAACTGGCCCGCACGCATCTCGGCACAGATGGCAGCCAAGCTCGGCGTCGATCCGCACACGATGCACATCGCCCTGGAGGCGGCGGTGCGTGAGCACCTGATCGAACTGGGCGAGCTGCGTCCACGGGTGGACTGATGGAATTCGAGTACGAAGGCGCGGCCGAGATCGAACGCGCGTGGCGCGAGGGGCTGACGCCCGATCCGCTGCTCACCGTGTCCGAGTGGGCCGACCGTCACCGGGTGCTGTCCAGCAAGGCCTCTGCCGAACCGGGGCGCTGGCGCACCAGCCGCACGCCGTACCTGAAGGCCATCATGGATTGCCTGTCGCCGACCTCGCCGGTCGAGCGGGTGGTGTTCATGAAGGCCGCCCAGTTGGGGGCCACCGAGATGGGCTCGAACTGGATCGGCTACGTCATCCACCACGCGCCCGGGCCGATGATGGCGGTGTGGCCGACGGTGGAGATGGCCAAGCGCAACTCCAAACAGCGGATCGACCCGCTGATCGAGGAGTCGCCGGTGCTCTCCGAACTGATCGCACCGGCGAGGAGCCGCGATTCGGGCAACACCATCCTGGCCAAGGAGTTCCGCGGCGGCGTGCTGGTGATGACCGGCGCGAACAGCGCCGTGGGCCTGCGTTCAATGCCGGTGCGCTACCTGTTCCTCGACGAGGTGGACGGCTATCCCCTGGACGTCGAGGGCGAAGGCGATGCGATCTCGCTGGCCGAGGCCCGCACGCGCACCTTTGCGCGGCGCAAGATCTTCATCGTCTCGACGCCGACGATCTCTGGGGCATCGGCTATCGAGCGCGAGTATGAGGCCAGCGACCAGCGGCGCTACTTCGTGCCGTGTCCGCATTGCTCGCACCGGCAGTGGCTGCGTTTCGAGCAGCTGCTTTGGGACAAAGGGCAACCGGAAACCGCTGCCTACATCTGCGAGTCATGTGACACCGCGATTGCCGAGCATCACAAGACATGGATGCTGGAGCATGGCGAGTGGCGCGCGCTTGTCCCCGAGAACGGGGTCAAGACAGCGGGCTTTCACCTGTCCTCGCTGTACAGCCCGGTGGGTTGGCGCTCGTGGCGGGACATCGCCGCAGCCTGGGAGGCTGCGGTCAGCAAGGAGTCCGGGTCGGCTGCGGCGATCAAGACCTTCAAGAACACCGAGCTGGGTGAAACCTGGGTCGAGGAAGGCGAAGCGCCGGACTGGCAGCGGCTGGTCGAGCGGCGAGAGGACTATCCGCTGGGCCGGGTGCCCGAGGGTGGCCTGTTGCTGGTGGGCGGTGCCGACGTGCAGAAGGATCGCATCGAGGCGTCGGTCTGGGCCTTCGGGCGCGGCAAGGAGAGCTGGCTCATCGAGCACCGGGTGCTGATGGGCGACACCGCCCGTGACGCGGTGTGGAAGCGCCTCGCAGAGATGCTGGCCGAGACCTGGACGCACGCTGGCGGGGCGCAGATGCCACTGGCCCGCTTCGCGCTGGACACCGGCTTTGCGACCCAGGAGGCCTACGCCTTCGTGCGGCAGGTGCGCGACAGCCGGGTGATGGCGGTCAAGGGCGTGCGAAGTGGTGCGATGGGGGGCGCCGCCTTGATCGGCACGCCAACGGCGGTGGACGTCTCCCAGGCGGGCAAGAAGCTGCGCCGGGGTATCAAGGTCTACAGCGTGGCAGTGGGCATCGCCAAGCTCGAGCTCTACAACAACCTGCGCAAGAGCGCAGATGTTGGCGAGGACGGATTGACCACGGTGTTCCCGGCCGGGTTCGTCCATCTGCCCAAAATCGATGCCGAGTTCATCCAGCAACTCTGCGCGGAGCAACTGATCACCCGCCGTGACCGCAACGGCTTCCCGGTGCGCGAGTGGCAAAAGATGCGCGAGCGCAACGAGGCGCTCGACTGCTACGTCTACGCCCGCGCGGCCGCATCCAGCGCGGGACTGGATCGCTTTGAGGAACGCCACTGGCGCGAACTGGAGCGACAACTGGGGCTGGCAAGTCCGCCAGCCCTTGAAACACCTACTGAATCGATCAACGAGGCCACCCAACGCGGTGGCCTCGCTGTTTCTGGCAACCGTAACACCGGTCGGCGCGTGATCAAAAGCCGCTGGCTGTCCTGACACATCAAGGAGAAAACATGAGTCTTGCTACCCGTATCGAAAGCCTGGTCATCCGCGTCGCGCAGGAGTTCAACGACGTCCGCGCCAAGGCAGGCAACCTGGCCAACCTCACCACCACCGACAAGTCGAATCTGGTCGCGGCCATCAACGAACTGAAAGCCGCCGTGGTGTCGTCGGCGGTGATCGACGATGCGCACGTCGCGGCCACGACCACGTACTCGTCCAACAAGATCGTCTCACTGCTCGATGCGCTCAAGACCGAGATCTTGGGCGGTGCCGATGCCGCCTACGACACGCTGGTGGAAATCCAGCAACTGCTGCAGAACGGCACCAGTGGTCTGGATGCCTTGCTGGCCGCCGTCAACAACCGCGTGCGCTTCGATGCGGCGCAATCGCTGACCGTGGCCGAGCAACTTCAGGCACGCAGCAACATCGGTGCCGTCGCGACCAGTGATGTCGGCAACACCGACACTGACTTCGTCGCGGTCTTTGTGGGTGCGCTGGTCTGATGAGCCTCGCATCGCGCATCAGTGCGCTGGCCAGCCGCGTCGGGCTCGAGGTCAAGACTAAGATCGACGCCACCCACCCCGGCGTGGCCCGGGCGTGGGTGTGTTTCGGCTATGTCGGCACGCAGGTCGTCGTGCGTGCATCGCACAACGTGGCCAGCGTGACCCGGACGGCGGCAGGCCGCTACCGCGTGACCTTCGCCACCGCCATGCCGGACGCCAACTACTGCTGGACGGCGCTCGCCCGCAGCAGCACCAACAGCGGCACGCAGCGCGTTGCCATCGTGCGATCCAGCACCGACCTGAAGACCGCCCAGTACGTCGACATCAGTTGCGCTACCACCACCGCATCGTTCGACGACTCCTCCGAAATCAACCTCACGGTGTTCCGTTGATGGCCTACACACAAGCACACCTCGACGCACTGGAAGCGGCGCTGGTCAAGGGCGAAAAGCGCGTGACCTTTGGCGACAAGACCGTCGAGTACCGCAGCGTCGATGAACTCCAGGCTGCCATAGCGGCGGTCAAGCGCGACCTCTTCGAGCAGGCCGTAGACACCGGACTGTGGCCTGGCGCGCCACGCCAGATCCGGGTCACCACCGGCAAAGGGTTCTGAACATGGCGTGGTATTCCAAAATCCGCAGCCTGTTCGGCCCGTCACCTGTTCACGAAGCAGCCGGACGCGGGCGGCGAGCCCTTGCGTGGATGCCTGGGAATCCGGGCGCCGTGGCCGCCATGCTGGCGACCTCCCACGAGCTGCGTGTGAAATCGCGTGACCTGGTGCGCCGCAACGCCTGGGCCAACGCCGGAATCGAAGCCTTCGTGTCCAACGCAGTCGGCACCGGCATCAAGCCGCAGTCGATGGCCAAGGACGAAACCTTCCGCGCTGACGTGCAAGCGCTGTGGCGCGACTGGACCGAGCAGGCCGACGCCAGCGGGCAGACCGATTTCTACGGCCTGCAGGCGCTGGCTGCCCGGGCGATGTGCGAAGGGGGTGAATGTCTGATCCGGTTGCGCCCCCGCCGCCCCGAGGACGGTCTGGTCGTGCCGCTGCAACTGCAGTTGCTCGAGGCCGAACACCTGCCGCTGAATCTCAACACGGAACTGCCGTCAGGCAATGTCGTGCGCTCCGGCATCGAATTCGATTCGATGGGGCGGCGGGTGGCGTATCACCTGTACCGCTCGCATCCGGAGGACGGCCGGCTTTCCCCGATGTCCGGACAAGGCGGCCAGGACACGGTGCGCGTGCCGGCGGACGAGATCATGCACCTCTACCGCGTGCTGCGCCCCGGACAGATCCGGGGCGAACCGTGGCTGGCGCGCGCACTGGTCAAGCTCAACGAACTCGACCAGTACGACGACGCCGAGCTCGTGCGCAAGAAAACCGCCGCGATGTTCGCGGGCTTCATCACGCGCCTGTCTCCCGAGGACAACCTGCTGGGTGAAGGCGTGGCCAACGATGCAGGCATCGCGCTGGCGGGAATGGAGCCCGGGACGCTGCAAATCCTGGAACCCGGCGAGGACGTGAAATTCTCCGATCCCGCCGACGTGGGTGGCAGCTACGGCGAATTTCTGCGCGCGCAGTTTCGCGCGGTCGCCGCCGCCATTGGCGTGACCTATGAGCAACTGACCGGCGACCTCTCCGGGGTCAACTACTCGTCGATCCGGGCCGGAATGCTGGAGTTTCGCCGCCGCACCGAGGCCATCCAGCACGGCGTGCTGGTGCATCAGCTCTGCCGTCCGGTCTGGAATGCTTGGCTCGATCAGGCGGTGCTGGCAGGCGCCATGAAGGCTCCGGGCTATGCCCGCCGCCGCCGTGACTACACCGCCTGCAAATGGATTCCGCAGGGCTGGCAATGGGTCGATCCCGAAAAGGAATTCAAGGCGATGTTGCTGGCGATCCGCGCAGGACTGATCAGCCGTTCGGAAGCCATCTCGGCCTTCGGCTACGACGCCGAGGATGTCGACCGCGAAATCGCCGCCGACAACCAGCGCGCCGATGAGCTTGGCCTGATCTTTGACTCCGATCCGCGTCGCACCTCCAAGGATGGCGGCAGCGCCGAGCCCAACGCACAGGCCACCGACAGCAATCAGTCGTCCGCCTGAAGGAACACCCCATGACCCTGCTACCGCACATGGCGGCGCGCATCTTTGGCGCGCCGCTGCTGATCCATCGCCCAAAACTTGAAGTCATCCTCGCCGTTCTGGGGTCACGCATCGGCCTGACGGAAAGCGGCACGGCGATTCCGTTACCCGCTACGCGCAGTCCGCCCGCCTCGGATAGTGGCATCGCCATCCTGCCGATCTACGGCACGCTGGTGCGGCGCACCGTCGGACTGGAAGCAGCCTCCGGCCTGACCAGCTACCAGGACATCGCCGCCCAGCTCGATGCCGCCGTTGCCGACCCCTCGGTGGCCGCCATCGTGCTCGACATCGATAGCCCGGGCGGTGAGTCCGGTGGTGTGTTCGATCTCGCCGACCGCGTGCGTGCTGCCGCGCAGATCAAACCGGTCTGGGCGCTGGCCAATGACATGGCGTACTCGGCGGCCTACGCCATCGGGTCGGCGGCGAGCCGCTTCTTTGTCACCCGCACCGGCGGCGTCGGCTCGATTGGCGTCATTGCCATGCACGCCGATCAGTCGGTGAAGGACGCCAAGGACGGCGTCCGCTACACCACCGTCTTTGCCGGAGCGCGCAAGAACGACCTCAACCCGCACGAGCCGATCTCGGACGAAGCCCACGCGTTTCTCAAGCGCGAGGTGGATCGGATCTACGGCTTGTTCGTCGACACCGTGGCCAGCCATCGCGGCCTCACCAATGACGCGGTGCGCGCCACCGAAGCGGGCGTGTTCTTCGGGGCCGATGCCGTTGCCGCTGGCCTTGCCGATGCCGTCGGCACTCTCGACGACCTGCTGGCCGAACTCACCGCTGCACTTTCACCCCCTCCGGCGCTCGCGGCTGCGGCGCTGGGACACCTTCACCAACCACGACTGGAGCATTTCATGAATGAACCCGGAACCACTGCTGACCCTGGGGTTGGCGCTGATGCTGATCGCGTTGATGGCACGCCCCCGCAGATGACCATCGAGGACGCGCAGGAGGTCGCCGAACTGTGCGCACTGGCGGGATGTCCCGAACGCATTGCCGGTTTTCTGGCAACGCGCACCCCGGCAGCCACGGTGCGCCGCCATCTGCTGACGGCGCGCGCCACCGGGCAGGAGATCAGCAGCCTGATCACCCCGAACGCTGCCACCTCGGCGGCGCAATCCCTCAACGACAACCCCTTGGTGCTGGCCGCTCGCGCCCGCGCCGGACTGGAGAAGTGACATGCCCGTCGTCACTGAAGGCCTCAACCTCGGCGATCTTCTGAAATACGAAGCGCCGAACCTCTACTCGCGCGACCAGATCACCGTGGGCGCAGGCCAAAACCTGCCGCTGGGCACAGTGGTCGGTCTGGTGACCGCCACCGGCAAGATCAAGCAGATCGACCCATCGGCCACCGATGGCAGCCAGTACGCCGCAGGCGTGCTGATGCAGGCCGTGGACGCCACGCTCATCGACCGCGAGGACGGGCTGATGCTGGCCCGCCACGCCATCATCGCCGATCACGCCCTGGTGTGGCCCGCCACCATCACCGCCGCCGAAAAACAGGCTGCCATCGCGCAACTCAAGAGCCTCGGCATCCTCGTTCGCAAAGGAGTCTGACCATGAACAACGTTTTCGAGAATCCCGCGTTCTCGATGTCGGCGCTGACCGCTGCCATCAACATCCTGCCCAACAACTACGGGTTGATGGAAAGCATGGGCCTGTTCCCGCCCAAGCCGGTGCGCTTTCGTTCGGTGGCCGTCGAGGAAAAGAACGGCGTCCTGACACTGCTGCCGACGATGCCGGTGGGTTCGCCCGGAACGGTTGGCGTGCGCGGCAAGCGCAAGCTGCGCTCCTTTGCCATTCCGCACATCCCGCACGATGACGTGGTGCTGCCGGAGGAAGTGCAAGGCATCCGCGCCTTCGGCTCGGAAACCGAAGTGCAGACCATCGCAACAGTGATGGCTGAGCATCTGCAGACAATGCGCAACAAGCACGCGATCACGCTCGAGCATCTGCGCATCGGCGCGCTCAAGGGCATCATCCTCGATGCCGATGGATCGCAGCTGTACGACCTGTTCGACCTGTTCGAGATCACGCCGAAGGTGGTCAATTTCCAGCTGACTAACGGGCACCTCGAATAA